TTTAAAATGTATAAAATAGGATTTGTAGGGAATTTTATGGGTGCACCATATACTACAGAAAACGAGCGTAAGTGGTCATTTGAAAAACTTGGTCATACAGTAATTCCATTTCAAGAAAATGAAACTACGGCAAGTCAACTACTAAATGCAGCACCAGATTTAGACCTTTTAATATACAGCCACACACATGATCCGAGCTATGTTATAGCAGACCTTATAGATGTGTTCAAAGAGTATAAAGAGGCCGGTATACCTACTGCATCGGCACATTTAGACCGCTGGCTATGGCTAGATAGAGTTAAAGATGTGGGGCAGGAAGCTACTTGGTTCACTGAATATACACTTATGGCTGATTGCTCTCCTGAAGCAGTAGAACTTTATGACAAACTTAATTTAAATTGGCACTACTTAAAACCTGGAGTAGTAGAAAAGGATTGTTATCTTGCTAAACCTGACCATGGAAAGTATCCTCATGAAATAGTATTTACAGGCTCAAAAGGCTACCACCCAGAATACCCGTTCAGACCTCAATTAGTAGACTTCTTACATAAAACCTATGGGGACAAGTTCGGCCATTATGGAGGAGACGGAATAAGAGTATTAAGACAAGATGATTTAAATACTATGCTAGCTAGCTCTAAGATAGTTGTAGGCGACTCCTGCTTTGGCGGACGACCTAACTATGTATCAGATCGTTACTATGAGACTAGAGGACGTGGAGGATTCTTGCTACATCCTAAAACTGAAGGCGTAGATGATTATGGTGTGGCTCATTACCAACAAGCTAGCCTACAAGACCTTAAACAACAAATAGATTATTACTTAGAAAACCCAGACGAAGCAGAAGACAACAGAAAAGAAGGCTTTAATTGGGTACGTAAACATGAGACTTATACTCAACGATCACAAGAGATGTTAGATATTATATTTAGAGGCAAAGAATGAAAAAGATTCTAATGAATGGAACTTGGGAGTTATACCTACCCGATAACAGAGAGAGCACTTGGAATCGTGATGCAGGTTAAATTGAAAGCTTACTTTTTATCATTAAACCCAGAAGCGTCTGCCCTAAGACAATGGGACGCAGGATTTATTCTCGACTTCTTAAAAGGAAACATGTGGCAGCCCGCAGGTTGGCAAGACTTTGAAATAAAAGAAGTAACTAGATTACCTAAAGAAGAGCGAGCTATAGTTATAATTCCTGCAAGACATCATAAAAGCTTAGAAGAGCAAGTCAATCAAGAACTACAAAGTATAGACAATGTAGTTTTCTTTTGCCTAGGAGACGAAGAGGCTGAATTCGATATAGAGAAGATAGAACATCAATCTATACACACTTGGATTCAAAATCCACATATAGGCAAACATGATAATTATAATAAGTTAGGGACAGGTTATCCACAGCATATAAAAGAGTTTTTACCTAAAGAAATCCATAAGAAGTTAGACCTTTACTTTGCTGGTCAGATTACCCACAAGAGACGTATAGAACTTATAGATGTTTTACTTGAATATGAAGCAAATTGGAGAAACTGTAGAGTGATTAAAACTAATGGCTTTACTCAAGGTGAAGCTCCTAAGGATTATTACAAATATATGTGTGAAGCTATGGCTGCACCCGCCCCATCTGGTGCTATTATTCCAGATTCATTTAGATTATTTGAAGCTCTAGAGTGCATGTCTATACCTATAGCTGATACTGTAACCCCAAGAGGCGAGATAATGCCATATTGGGATTGGTTGTTTGGGGAAGCATCACCGTTTCCACAGGTAACCCAATGGGATAGTTTGTATGCAATCATGTTAGAGATACGAGAGAACTGGCCTATGAACGTGCATAAGCAGACAGCCTGGTGGATTAAATATAAAAGAGAATTTGCAAATAAAGTATGGAGACAACTCAATGCCTAGCGATCAGATAACTGTTATTATCCCAACCTCTGTAATTCCTAGCCATCCTAGCCTAGAGATATTAGAGCAAACTATATCAAGTGTTAGGCATCACTTACCTACGGCGGATATTATTGTGCAAGTAGACGGCCTAAGAGCTGAGCAGGAAGACCGTAAAGAAGCCTATGATGAGTACAAAACTAAAGTACTGTGGAAATGTTTACATGAATATAAGAATGTTCTACCAGTAGTTTTTGATGGGTTGCATCATCAGTCTGGAATGTTAAGAGAGACACTAGATTTAGTTAAAACTCCTTTGATTCTTTATGTAGAACAAGATGCCCCGCTTAGAGTAGACAGAAAAATAGACTGGGACAAGTGTATAGACTTTATAATAAGCGGAGAAGCTAACACGATACGTTTCCATCATGAGGAGATTATCCCTAAAGAACACGACAACTTAATGATAGGTGTTAAAGATGGATTTATGCGTACTATCCAATGGAGTCAAAGACCCCATCTAAGCACTAAGCTTTACTACGAGGAGGTTATATTACCGACCCTCCCTGAAGCTAATTTTATAGAAGATACTTTCCACGCTGTACCACAAATAGACTGGCATGATTATGGAATGATTGGCTGGAACAAACACAGGCTCTGGATATATTATCCCAACCCAAACAAAGTACAAAGATCCCTGCATTTAGATGGTCGAGCTGGAGGACTTAAGTTTACTAGTGATGACCTGAATAGGAAATAAAAGATGGCACCCAGGATTGGCTTAATAGCAGTTGCGACAGATACGGGCTTAGGCTACCAGACGAGGTCATACTATAAACATTTAAACCCCTCTAAGGTTATCATAATAGATATATCTAGTCTTAACGGTAGACAGCAACACTATGATTGGTACGAGAATGCTCATTTAGTAAAAGGTATCCCTAACGAAGCCCAATTAAGGCACTTGCTCAAAGACATAGACGTACTTTTAACTGCTGAGACCGGATATAACTTATCAATATATGCAATAGCTAGAGACATGGGAGTTAAAACTGTATGCGTCGAGAACGCAGAATTTTTCGACGGCTTTAAATACCCAGAGTATCAACTGCCAGATTTAATTATTTTACCTTCAGTGTGGAAAGAACAAGAGATAAGAGACTTTGCAGAACCTAGAGGCACAAAAGTAATCCAATTACATCACCCAGTAGATAGAGATGAGATTAAATTCAGGCTCAGAGACACCAATAAACCAATGCATGTAGCTGGCACTCCTGCTACTTACGACCGTAACGGCACATGGGATTACCTTAGAGCTTACCCTACTGGTTTAGTCACTACCCAAAATGACGACTTAGCTAGACATATCCGTATGAGATATCCAAGAGGTGTAGTCTACACAAACATAGAAGATTTAAATATGATGTACTCACTAGGGGACATTCTTGTATTACCAAGAAAATACGGAGGTAATTGTCTAGTTTTAAATGAAGCACTTGCAAGTGGTATGCCTGTAATCATGACTGACATAGAACCCAATAATCATTTGCTACCAAAAGAGTGGCTAGTACCGGCTACTACTACTCAGAGTTTTACCCCTCGAGGCAAAGTAGATATTTATGATGTAGATATACCTCTACTCACAGAGAAAATAGACTGGATGCGTAGCCAAAATATAGGTCAGTTATCAGAACAAGCAAATCAGATAGCAGAGACTATAAGTTGGGATACCCTAAAAGATAAATGGCTTAAAGCATTGGAGGACATATGCGGATAATGGCTGTAGCGTTCGTAGAAGATGACACAAACGTGCGTAAACAAATATTAAAGCAAACTATTATTCCTGACGAGGTGCATATATTAAAAGATACTACACCAGCTAGAAGTATAAACTTAAGGCGTAAACGAATAGCTAAAGCCCAAGAAGATCTAAAGAAAATAGTTATAGACTACGAACCAGACTTAGTTTGGCAACTAGAAGGAGATGGAGATCTGCCTGAGAACTGTTTAGAGCGTCTAGTAGGGCATTTTATAAAGAATAATGATGTTGCATACATCTCTGGCATAGAAGTCAGCCGTCACGGCTTATATTGTCTAGGAGCTTGGAGAAACATTACACCAAATAGTTTTGAGTCTATAGACCATACCCTAAAAGGTTTACAAGAAGTAGAAGCTACAGGGCTTTATTGTCTTTTAGCACCTACCCATAAATGGCTAAGTGGAAAAGCAAGTTGGGACGGAGAACCATATGGACCTGACGTTACGTGGGGTTTATCTATTGATGGTAAAAAATATGTAGACATGGGGCTAGAGATCGGACACATAGTAAAAAGTGGTATAATAAGACCTAGTAACCCATCAACCTGCACAGCTTATTTTAAAAAGAATACAGATGGGGAATGGAAGTATAAAACTACTTAATTGTTATATAATAATACTATGGGTAAGCTAACAGAAAAACAAGAATTATTTTGTCAACTATTTGCAAGCGATAGAGAGTTCTTTGGTAATGGAGTACAAAGTTATACAGAGGCCTATGATATAAACTTAAGCGAAAAGGGTGCATATAAGGTAGCTCAAGCATCTGCATCAAGGCTGTTATCAAATGCTATCATTACAACTAGAATCAACGAAATCTTTGAAGCACGTGGTTTAAATGATACTTTTGTGGATAAACAATTAGAGAAGTTAATAACTCAAGATGCAGAATTCAGCACTAAGATTAAAGCAATCGCTGAGTATAACAAACTCAAGGCAAGGATTACTGATAGATCAGAGGTTACATTAAATTTACCAACAGTAATAATAGAGAACACTTATGGAACAAAACCAAACTTCAGGATCGATAATCAGGCTACCGAGGCTGATGAAGTGGCAGAAGACAGTAACACAGAGTCAAGCCAGGCATAAGATACTTAGATGTGGTCGTAGAACAGGCAAGACCTATTACTTTATTATAGATAGTCTTAGCTTATGTTTACAGTATCCTAATCTCTCTATGGCTTATGTAGGACTTACTTACGGGCATGCTAAAGACGTTGTATGGGAAGATTACCTAAAGATAGCTGGCGATCTAATAGAATACAAAAACTCTCAGGAGCTCTTGATTAAATTACATAATGGTTCAAGGATTAAACTGTATTCTTGGGACTCAGTGGATAACATGTTAGGTAAAAAGTATCATAAAGTTTATCTAGATGAGGCAGCAGTAGCTAAGAATCTTACAAAAGCTTGGGAAGATGTTATAGAACCTACACTTTTAGACTATAGAGGTGAGAGTGTATTTGCATCTATGCCTAGAGGTAAGGGTCAATTTAAGAAAATGATAGATAAGTCTAAAGCTAAAGATGATTGGCAAGACTTTCACTTTACTAGTTATGATAATGATTCTATACCTGATGTTAAAGAAGATCTTGATAGAAAAAGAAAAGATATAGCCCCATCAGTATTTGCACAACAATACTTAGCAGAGTTTACAGATCTTGAAGGTAGAATTTATATAGAATTTAATAGAGATAATACTCTATCAGAATGTCCATTTGCTCCTGTAAGATATGGTTTTAGTGTTGACTTCGGATATAATCACCCACTTGCAGCTTATGTATATGCTATAGGCCCGGATGATCAAGTACATGTGCTAGAAGAACTTTATATGCGTAAACTAGATGATTTGCAAAGGCTAGAAGCTATTAAAGAACTAACAAAAGGTTATGATATAAGCGAAGCAGTAGCAGATAGTGAAGACCCGATAGCTATTGCCCAATTAAATAGAGAACTAGACTTTAGTGTGTCTACGGCAGTTAAAGGCCAAGGCTCAGTACTACAAGGTATTAATGAAGTTAAATCAATGCTACATAATGGCCAATTAACTATTAACGATACATGTGTGAATCTTATAGATGAGCTGGAAGTATATAGTTGGAAGCTAGACAAAGAAGGTAATGAGATGGACCAACCTATCAAAGAAAATGATGATGGGTGTGACTCTCTCCGCTACTTTATTACTCAGTTTAATAACAAAGCAATGATTACTATAGACGATATATACATGTGATATAATAATATTTAGAGCCCTCTTAGAGGCCATAAATACGAGACACAAATGACATTTAAACAACGGTTGCAATCAGCATACAAAACGTTTACACAAAAAAGTGTTACTGGTAACTCTCTTGGCACAGTTATGCGTAACTACGGTAAGAAGTCAGACTTCAGGCCTCAAGAACAATTTACAGGTATAACATTTAAAGCTATAGACAAGATAGCAGTGGCTATCAGTACTTACGAGCCTAAAGTTACCAAAGCAAATGGTGATCCTTACATAAATCATCCTTTTTACAGTCTATTCGCCAACCCAAACCCAATGTATACAGCCAGTGATTTTAATTACTTGTATGCAACCCTTACTAAGATCTACGGTAAAACTTTCTGGTACTTAGCTAAAGGCGAGATGAGCAACAAGGTTAAAGAGATCTACCTTTTAAATCCAGGCATGGTAGAACTAAAATTTGATGGTGGTCAATTAGTAGGCTATGTACTGCATAAAAACAATGGTCAGCAAGTACCCTTAACTTTAGAAGAAGTTTACTTTGATAAAACACCTAATCCATTTAGTGAGTGGGAAGGCTTATCAATCCTTGATCGAGCATCTAGTTATGTAGACACCGAGATAGCAAGTTCTACTTTTACACTTAACTACATAAGGAACAATGCTAGCCCTAGTGGGATAGTCTCTCTACCTGATATGGACAGGAATACCTTTAACCAGTTTGCCCAACAATGGCGAGAAGGATATGAAGGGCCAGAGAATGCTGGTAAGACTGCATTTATACGTGGTGGTGAAGCTTCTTTTAAAGCAGTTGGTGCTACCTTAAAAGACATAGACCAAAAGGTTACTCGTGATATGGCTAAAGAAGACGTTGCTATGATGTTCGATATACCAAAAGAACTCTTAGGTATGACAGACAAAGGTGGACTCGGGCGTTCTAATGTAGATACTTACGATTATATCTTTTCCAAGAATACTGTAGAACCACTTATGAAACGATTAGACTACATATATGAGAACATCGCTAATATGTCAAACCAAGGTGTTATAAGTATTACTCATACCTCTCCTATCCCCGAGGATAAAGCATACAGGCTAGAATACTTTGATAAAGGAGTTGGCAGATGGATCACTCCAAACGAGATTAGACAAGAAGCAGGGCTAGAACCTATACCTGATGGTGACACTCTTGGAAAGACAGCCCCAGCAGCTTCTAGTGTTAAGAGGATTACACTTAAAAAAGGTTTAACTAAAACTGAACAACTACAAAAGCAAATAGAAGATGAAGAGCAATACAGGCAGAGTCTAGTCAAGAATGCTGATCTATACGCAGGTAAACTTAAAAGAGAGATAAGTAAGTTCGTTAACAAACAAGAAGCTGAAGTTATAGGCAGAATTAACGCAAGTTCTAAAGCCTACGAAGAGTGGTTGTTCTCTATTAAAGATGACTCTGAAGCTTTAGCTACTTTAATGACACCAATTGTTTTAGACTTGATGGAACTACAAATAGCTGATACTGCTAACTTTATTACTGGCGAGCTGTTAACTATCACTCCTGAGATCACTAGAACAGTTGAGGCACACATACAAACAATAGCTGGCGTATATAACCAAGACACGATAACAGCACTAGAACAGACGCTTACAGAGGGTCAAAGTGCTGGTGAAAGCTTGTCTAAGTTAAAGAAAAGAGTAGAAGCTACTTATCAAGATGCCAAAGGATATAGGGCAGAGCGGATAGCTAGAACTGAATCAAGCAGATCAGCTAACGATGCGGCTGAACTTACTTATAAACAAAACGGTTACAAAACCAAAGTATGGTTTGCAAATCCAGGTGCATGTCAATTCTGTAAAGCCTTAGATGGAAAAACAGTTAGCATCGGCAAAGACTACTACGAATTGGGGCAAGAGATTGATGGTACAGATGGCGGGAAGCTAGCAGTTAATTATTCAAACATTGCAACTCCTCCAGCTCATCCTAACTGTACATGCTCACTTAACCCAGGGGAAAGATAATGGATACTAAAGATCTAGAACTCTATCAAGAAGAGAACCTACAAAACCTTAAAGAATTACAAAAGGGTATCAAAGAAGTCAGCGAAGCTGTTAAAAGCCGCTCAACTACTATTAAAATGCTATCAGTTAATGAAGATGAAACCCTAAAAGTAGAAGGTAAGCTTGAAGTTAACACTGAAAAAGAGATCGAAGTCACCAACTTAGAGCTCGTAGAGAAGTGGTTAGACCGTTTAGGTGATACTGTTACCAAAGCTATTCAAAACAACGCCCACGAGCCTCTAAAGCAGGTTGAGGTGACAAACCAACCAAAACCAGTAGAAGCTATGAAGATCAGTAACTTAAAAGATATCGGGACATACTTTGCTAACTTAGAAAAGACCATAAAAGCCAACCAGCCAGTAGTTAACGTTGAAAAATCAATAGTACAATTCCCTACTAATGCCAAAGATGCAATACCAGTACGCTTAAGTGACGGTAAGATATTCTATAACGCTATATTAAATGCCTTTGCTAACTCGTATAAGCGAGTAGGATTATTACCTTTTGAGTTTGACGATCTACAGTTTACAAGTGCAGATGATAATGGTAACTACCAAGTAGGGACTATAAGACTAGCAGGTACAACTGTAGCCACCTTAGCACTTACATATGATGAGAATAGTAACCTAACAAGGATTACGAGGTCTTAGATGGCTGTTAAATTCTTAGTAGACCTATTATCTGGTAATCTAGTAATGGTTAATGTACCTGGTGAAACAGTACCAGCAGGTGCGTTACTTATGGAAGATGGAACACCAATATTATTAGAAGATGGAACATATTTAATACAGGAGTAAACTATGGCAACAGGAACTAAAGTATCAGCACTAAACCCAGACACAACACCAACAAGCGATGACTTGCTTTTAGTGGTTAATGACCCGTTAGGTACACCTGGCAGTAAAAAAGCTACTACAGCTAATGTAATTGCTAAAGCTCATGGTCTTAGCGACGGAATGATAGAGGTTGCAGGTGGTGTTATGGGCGTGGCAACAGCTGGAACAGATTACACAAGCCCATCAAGCACAGAGACTTTTACCAACAAAACCTATGATACAGCTGGTACAGGTAACTCCCTATCTATAAATGGTGTAGCTGCAACAGCTAATACTGGTACTGGGGCGGTAGTAAGAGACACTTCGCCGACTTTAGTTACTCCTACACTTGGTGTAGCTAGTGCCACCACTGTTAACAAAATAGCCCTAACAACTCCCGCGACAGGTTCTACTCTTACAATAGCTGATGGCCAAACTCTTACAGTTAATGGTTCAGCTACTATTACGAACGGCACACATTCAGGAACTAATACAGGCGACCAAACTATACCAAGTGTGGCAACAGGCACAGAATTAGATACAGGTACAGACAACGATAAGATTGCAACAGCTCTAGCTTTAAAGAATAGCCATAATGTTCCGAGTGTTGCACCCAGCACATCAGGAAACCTGTTACAGTCAAACGGCACTGATTGGGTAAGTAATACGGTTGCCTTTGCTAAGCCGACATATGATGCTGTAGTCGCACTAAGCGGAGGAGACTATACTACACTAGGTGCTGCACTAGCTGCTGCAAGTGCTGGTTGGTCAATAGCAGTGAAACCAGGAACTTATACCGAGTCGAGTATAACAAGCTTCGCACTTGCTAATATTACAATCACTGGCTTTGACGCGGAGTCTACGATAATAGATTTAGGAGCAAACAATTTTACTGCTACTTCTGCCGCTACAAATCTAACTATCCAAGGTTTAAAGATTACTTGCACGACTGGGGGCATATCTTTCCAGGGTGCAAATACTTCTTTAATTAACTGCCATATATATAAAACAGGTTTGACTGCTAGGCTTTTATACTTATCTGGGGCAGATAGTTCAGTACGTGGGTGTTGGCTGAATAGTGCTAGCACCGACACAGCCACAACTTCTTTTACATTCCTTGGGACAAACACAATTATTAGTGACAACACATTTACATATAATGCCACCTACACAAGCAATGCGGCAATTTATTTCAACGGTAATTATCAGCTGATAAAGGGTAATGTATTCAAAAGAGTGTCTGGTTCACACGAACACATTAGAGTCACGGGTACGGGTATAAACTTCAGTGGTAATAACATTTACCACACTGGGTCAGGCGATAAGCCACTCGCCTTGTATGCTATAGTAAGTTGCACAGTAAGCGGTAACAATATTCAATCCGGGGGTGCTGATTTTGGCATATATGTAACAGGGACCGGGAATAATACAATATCTAGCAACACATTCCTGGGGACGGGTATAACTGCCATCTATCTTGGAGCTGGTACTACCACCTTGACTATATCGGGCAATACATTTTCTGGTTATAGTAAGGCGATAAACGCAACTGGTGGCCTTGTAGGGATTAATATAACTGGCAATGCTATGAATGCCTGTGCTGTTCTTACCTCAACGGGAACTTATTGGAATATTAGCAATAATAATTGGGTTATGACTGGTAGTATAATTGCCCTGACATTACAAGGTACTTATATGTCAGTGACGGGTAACACCTTCAAGGGTGCTTCGGGCAACAATGGTATCGCATTTGGGGCTGGTAATAACACTATAGTAGCGAATAATGTTTTTGATACCACAATGACATCCCCTCTCTTGTATTACGACTGGACTCAGGTCAGTAATATACTATCAAATAATACAGGTGTATCTAATGTTTATGTTAAGGATATTGTATATTGCAAGAACACTTCAGGCTCGACCATTGCTGCAGGCAGCATTGTAACCTTGAAAGCTGTGGCAGCTGGTAATGAGGTCACTACTACTACAACAGCAAGTGATAATCTAGTGTTCGGGGTGACTGATGCCTCAATTGCAAATAATGCCTATGGGTACATCCAAACCAGTGGAAAAACAACCCTGCTTAAAGTCAACGGCACAACTGATATTGCAGTAGGTGATTTCATAACTACTTATACAACTGCAGGGATAGGTGCAAAGGCCGGGGCAGGTGAACTCGCCATAGCCATAGCTCTCGAAGCTTATACAAAAGATGATTCGAGTGGGGTCATAGACGCATTAATTATAGAACCAAGGAGGTTATAATGGACTTAACATATAAACTAGACGATGGTGCTGGAGAAGCAACCGATAATGACAAAGTAATTATTGTCACTGAGACAATTACATCAGACAGCAGGTTAACAATCAGGGGCTAAGACAAGATATAGATGCCATACAAGAGCGGGCAGCAAATAAAGCTCAAG